CCCCGATTCCGGGGAGGACGGTGAGGTCGTCCAGCTCCATACCCGCCAGGCGCCGCAAATCCCCGCCGGTTTCCGCCACGATGGACCGGGCCGCCTCCCGGTTGCCCAAAAGGACGTAGAGCAAGTCTTCCATGGGCAAGGATGACGGAAGCACGGGATCGCGCTTCCGGGTCATCAGCCTGACCACACGCCTACCTGGCCGCCTAGTGATGGTTGGCATGGGCATATTCTAAAGCAAAAGGTGTCAGTCCGGCATGTCCAGCTCCTGGCACGCATCTAGGCCCACGTGGACGTCCCCTATGCCCGGCCGGGGAAGGACCAGGCGGCACTCCACGCCCGTGCAAGCGTCTTCCACACGGGCTTTGACCTCCCCGCCCGGCCACCGCGCCCACACCGTGGAGGCCTCCCCGTCATAGCGTAGCCTGACCTCGCCGCCGCTACGCGTTGCCCACGTGATCCGGCCGCCGCACCCGGGCGCTTCGGCCTCAGGAGGGGTGAGCAGGACCACCTGGCTCTGGGGGGCGCTTTGGCCTTCCTGCCCGGCCGCGGGGGCCGTCCCCCGGGGCCAGATGGCGGCGAAGTAGGCCACTATGCCTGCCAGGATCACCAAACTCAGCGCCGTATTCCGGGACATGGTCTCCTCCTAGGCTACCTCGTCCATGGACCTCCCCTCCCAGACAAGGGGGTCCAGCTCGCACCGCAGGACCAAGTAGGCCCGGGGCCCCTTGAGGGGCCTACGCTCCTTCCCGTACCGCCGCTCGGGCTCCCCGAGGGGTACCAGGCCCATGTGCCGGGCCAGGGCCAGGATCTCCCTCGGGTCCTCCTTGCCCCCGGGCCGCCGGATGGCCAGGAAGACAGGCCCATCCTCCGGGGCCTTGACGAAGACCTGCACCCCATCCGATGGGCTTGTGGGAATGGAAAGGCGGACCACCCGCCCAGGTTCGCTCAGGGCCTCGTCCACCAAGGACACCAGCACGTCCCCTATGGCCGCCAGGTTCACCCTATCCAGCCTCATACCGCCACCCCCACCTTGAAGCCCTCGTAGGGCCGCACCAGGTCAAACCAGCCTTCCCGCCGCAGGAGGGCCTGGGCGTAGGCCCCCGGGCTCCTGGCAAAGCCGTCCCGCCTGGCCTCCTGGGCCATCAGGACCACCCGGAGGAGGACCCGCATAGGCCCCTCCCCTCCCCCGAAGACCACGACCTTGAGGGCCGCCCAGGCCACCTTGAGCCACCACCGCAGGCTCTTCTGGTCCCCCAGGGCCTGGGCGATAGCAGACGCCACGGCCTGGGCCCACCGCTGGCGGCCCTTCCTGCTCCCCGGGATGGAGGCCGCTCGGAGCAGTTCCCGAATGTCCCGGGCAGTGTCGGGATATATTAACGGGAGTTTTTTGCTTTCCCAGGTGGCTAACGGCTTGCCCACTACGCCACGAAGAGTTACTCCATTACCTAAGAGAAGACCCTCTTTATATCCCGACATTGAGTCTGGGGCGCTCACCCCCCGCCGGGTCCTGCCCTCCCGGGCGTCCTCCCCCAGGTCCCGCCAGGGGAGGGCCAGGTACGGGGCCAGGACCTTCATGGGCCGCCCAGGCCGGACCAGGGGGCGCACCCGCACCCGCCAGAGGGTGCCCCCTCTCACCGCCTGCTCCTGGCCGATGCCCTGGCCCGAAGTGTACCAGGTCTCCCAGGCGATCCACCACCGGGCCACTTGGCGATATCGCTCGTAGCGGGGGTCGTTCAGCCACCGCTCCACGGTGCGCTCGGACACCCCCAGCATCTCGGCCACCTCCCACTGGGCCAGAAAGACGTGGGCCTCCCGGGAGGGGTCCAGCCGTGCCCCTTCCCGGATGGCCAGGGCCACCAGCAGGCGCACCAGGGGGGCCAGGGGGCCCAGGCGCTCCAGGTGGCCCCACTTGGCCAGCAGGGCTTCCGCCTTGCTGAGGTAGTCCTGCCACTCAAACTGCCGTACCTCCTTCCAGGTGGTCAGTTTTTGGACCGGCTCCGCCTCCCTAGGGGCTTCCGCCGGGCCTTGCGGGGGTAGGGGGGCAGGATCATCCGCCGGAGGAGGGGCGGGGGGCGTAGCGGCCTTCTGGTGCGGGGGGTTTTCCTCGTCCTGGACGCTCTTTTCATCACGGGCTTCCCTTTCCTGGCGCTCTTCCATGGCCCGGTAGGCCTCTTCCAGGGCCTGGGCCAGCTTGGGGTTCTTGGCCTTCAGGGCCTCGAGCTTGGCGCGGGTTTCTGAGTCCATAGGGTCCTCCAAAAGAAGCCCCCGGGGGGCAAGCCCCGGGGGGCCTATTGGCCTTCCACTCCCTCAAACAAGGGCTCCTCGCCCACAAGGCGCATGGACCGCGCCGGCGCCTCCGGCTCCGAGGCCACCCGGCCGATCCACTCCTCCAGCCACTCCTGGGTGGTGTACCGCCGCTTCCCGAGGCGGACGTGCCGCAGGTGCGAGGGCCGCCCGGGCATAGCCCGCATGGCCTGGTAGATGTGGGTCACGGGCACCCCCAGGTACTCCGCCGCCTCCCGAACGGTCATCAGCCGCGCCATAGCTCCTCCTCCCCAATGCCCAGCTCGCCCTGCAGGGCCACCAGGGCCTCATCGGGCTCCGAGGTCCAAGGGCTCTGGGCCACCACCCGCCGGCCGGACCGGTAGACGCCCTCCCGGACCACGAAGGCCTCGGCGCGGTACCAGACCTCCCCGTCCCGGGGGCCGATCTCCCGGCGAAGCATCACGATGTAGCCCCGCTTGGCCAGCTGGCGCATGCGCACCTTCCACTGCCACCTGTACCCGAGTTCCTGCAGCCGGTCCCGCACATCCACGACCATCCGCATCACCTCCCCACTTCTTGAAGCCTCCTCAGCGCCTCCCGAGCCCGGCGATAAGCAGGCGAACTGACGGCCAGGTGCTGGTGCAGATCCTCCATGTCCCGGGCTTCCCCGACCTTGCGGGCCGCCACAACGGCGTCCGCCACGTCAGGGTCCTCCAGCAGAAGCTCCAGCAGTAACCGCTTGAACTCTTCCTTGCTCACCTTCCACCTCCCCAAGCCGCCAGGACGGCCAGGAGTACCCCGGCCACCGCGGCCATGAAGCCGATGGCCGCCGCTACCACGGGACCGGGCCGAAGCCCCTTGGCCTGCAGGTAGGCCAGCAGGGCGGCCAGCATGAGGAAGGCCCCCAGCAGGTAGGCCGCTAGGATGAGCGCCCACTCAGGCATGGGGGGCCTCCGTTCCATGCCGCTTCACGGCCTCTACGGACTCCACCGGAATGCGCCACCAACGCCCAATACGCTTTGCACCTGGTATAAGGCCTTGCTGGCACAGCTTGCGTACTGTTGCAGGCGCTACCCCAAGCTCTTTAGCTACCCTGCCTACGGTTAAGAAGCGTTTAGTCATCTTGACTTATACCCTAAGGCAAATAGCCTAAAAAGTCAATATGCCTAGTCTATCTGTTTTGACTAAGCGGACCGCTTGGGGCTACTTTGAGGGCATACCTCGGAAAGCTTCCGCGCGGGTTTTGGACCTACCCAAGTGGGCTATGGTCATACGGACCCGCAGGGAGCAACTAAAGCTAAGCCAAGAACAGGTAGCTGGCGATTCTGGGGATGTTCTTAATCAAACCACAGTTAGCCGTATAGAACGTGGCCTTGTTCATCCCACAGAAGACCTTTCCGCATCCGAGTTAGATGGCCTGCTTCGCGCCCTCCGCTGGACCCCCGAGGAGTTTTATCAGGCTACGGGGCTGGAAGTGCCTCTGGTGTACCGCCCCTCGGGGGAGCCCCGTGAGGACGTCGTCCGGTCCTAGAAGGGCCGGGGGTTAGGCTTTGACACCTAACGTGCACCTAATAACCCGTGGCCAGGTGGTAGATGAGGTACCCCATTGCCCCGCCCAAAAGGGCCGCTAGGGCCGCCGCGGCCCACGGGTGCCTTCGGGCCCAGGCCAGAAACTGCCCCGAGATGGTGAGCCCGGTCCGCCGGACCACCAGGATCTCCACCAGCGCCAGCCACACGGCTAAGCCGCCTAGGAAGAGGACCCACCACCACAAACCAGCCAAGGCAAGCCCCAGCCCCAGGGCCAGGAACATCACCACCACACCCCACGGAAAGGCGCTCATACCCTCAGCTCCGAGTACTCCCCCGCCCAGCGGATGATGTCCGCCACGTAGGCAGGATTCCGTTCCCCCCGCCGAAAAGCCGTGGGCCCACGGTTATAAGCGTGCAGGACGTCACACCAGGTGGAAAACTGGCCCTTTAACCAGGCCAGGTAGCGGATACCGGCTGCCGTGGCGTACTGCACCCGGGCGGGGAAGGGCATGTTGAGGAGGAGCGTGGGATCCATGCCCACCTGGCGGAAGGCGCAGGGCTTGACCTGAAGCGGCCCTATCTCACTGCCCGAGGCGCAGTTCGCCCCGTTCTGGCTGATTTGAAGGGCGTAGGCTACCCGGTCCACGTGGGGGTTGAAGGTGGACTCCCGCCGGGCCAAGGCCACCACCAGGTCCACGGGCACCCCCATGCCTTCAGCCTGGGCCAGGGCCCCCGCTACCACGTGGGCAACGCTGCGCCCCCCGCATTCCCTACATGTCTGGCGCCCCAGGGCAGGGTTGGCCTCCAGGACACGGGCGTAGATGCGGTCTATGAGGTCCCACCGGCCCTTGTCCAGGGGGGGAGGGCCCGGGGGCGGATAGGGGCAGTCCGGTGTTGGGGGAGAAAAGCCCCCGGGCTTGGTGGCCCTGGCCGTGCCGGCCCTTCCGGCGCCTGCCAAGAGGGCTACCCCACCCAGGAGGCCTAAGAAGACCAAGGCTTTATTGGATCTTGCGCTTGGCATCTTCCGTCCCCCTGAACGTCCTACTGATACGCTTCCTGCCTCGGTTTAGGGTCAGGTAGCCGCCAGCGTAGTACCACGCGAAGGCGTTCAGGTCCCCGTAGCGCACCCCGGTGCCCACCACTTCCCCCGCCACGTGGTGAAAGGATTTACGGGCCCCCGGGGCTACGGTGGCCCCGGGTTGAGGAGTGGGAGTCGCAGGGGGAAGGACCAGGCTTCTGGCACGCACGGTAGGCACCATCACGGCCCCCAGGTAACCTGCCAGTACGCGATGAGCAGTTTATGCAGGTTGTCCTTGGCAAACTCCTGGCCACTGTCAAAGACCAGGTTGCCGGTCGGACAGGTCGCATACGACTCACTTGACCTTGCGTTTCCGCTCAAAATGACAGATTTTATGGTTATCACATGCTGTGTCGTTTGTACTAGGACCGAAGCTTGCCTACTCCTGCCTGAGGGCGGAGAGTACGAAAGGGATATGTTTGGGGGATTCGCAAGGACAGTCGAAGTACTATGTATATACGTTAGCGGAACCGCGTTGTTAAAAAATCCGACTGTCCCCACTCCCCCACGCGAACTCCCCCGAGCCAGAACATCTGTTACAAGGAGGTCTCCCTTGCGTTGGTTATTATATATTCCAATGCCAAAATAGTCTAACCATTCGTTCGATGTGTACAACTGCCCTGTTAATAGAAACTTTGCCGTCCTAATCCCAGGCCCGTCGCCTCCAATGTTTACGGACACGTCCTGCGGCGATGTGGGCGACACGGTAACCTTGTACCGGTAGATTAGCCTCAGCCTTTGGTCTGTGTCCAGCGTGAGCACAACGGGGTTGCCTGAGCCGTCCCTGAAAAGCTCGCGCGTCATGAGGGGGCCGTTGTAAGAGTTTACGGGCGAAAAGCCCCACTCCGTCAGGTTGAGCCCGCCCACCTGGGCCTCGCTGAACTCAAAGACGCGGCGGATGTTGTACTCCCCGTAGGTTGCCAGGGCTTCTATGTCGTTGGATTCCCCCGCTGGCACGAGGTTCGTCCTCCTAGGGCTAGCTGAAGTCCCAATCTCGCTGGCCAGCTGGGTCTGGGAAGGGTCTGGGGCCGTGGAGCCCGTCCCCACGGCGGCGAACCGGGAAGGGCCGATGAAGCCGTACTGGGGGATGAGCACGTCGTAAAACTGGGTCAGAATCAGGTTGTGTTGCTCGCCTTCTCTCTCGGGGACCCATATCTTCGCCTTCCCCTCGCCTCCGGGGCCAAAGGAAAGCCTCTCCCGATACCGCCCCACCTGCCAGTGAAGCCACTGGGGCCGTATGCGGGCGCCGATTTCCAGGGGCGGGGGAAGGATAGGCCGTACCACTATCCTGGGGACTATGATGCGCTTATCTATGGTTCACCTCCACGCTCACACGTAGTAGTTCCACTGCACAGGGGCGCTGACCGAGGCCGAAGCGGCCACGTCCACGCCTCCGTTGTAGACCACCACCACCAGCGGGTAGTTCCAGGCCGTGGGGGCGGCAACCGAAGCCGAAGCCGCCACCTCGGTGCCAAGGTTTCTGATGACCACAACAGGGATGTAGTCCCAGGCTGCCGGGGGGCTCACAGCGCCAGAGGCGGCCACTTCAGTCCCGAGGTCTTTGGTGACCACGATGGGGATGTAGTCCCAGGCCGTGGGCGGAAATATACCTCCCGAGGCCGCCAGTTCCACCCCCACGTCCCTGGTAACCACGATGGGGATATAGTCCCAGTCCACTGGGGCATTGACTACCGGGCTAGCGGCCACCTCGGAAAAGTAGACCGGGTAGAGATCGGTGCGAAGGACCAGGCTCGTGGTGTCGGGGTCCGCGTCCAGGCTTCCCAATACTTCAGCCTGGTAGGGGAGGGCGAGGGCCTGGTCCAGGTAGGCAGGGCCGGGAAGAGCCTGCACCACACGGGGGTTAGCGTATCGTTCTCTCTGCACCCGCATGATGACCTGAGTCCGGTCAGGGGAAAGGTGAAAGAGAAGGACGTCCGAGTCCCCCAGGAAGTAACCCACCTCGTAGTCCCACAGGAGCACCGGATCTACGCCGGGGAAGGGCCCCCGCATGGTGTAGGCCCCGGCCACGGGATCCCACTGCCGCACGTACACCTGACCCTGGTACTCGTAGGCCACCACGTGGCGGGCAGCCTGGTCAAAACAGAAGGCCAAATGACGTACCTCCCGGGCGGGGTGGGGAAGAGGAGGGACTTCCACCTCAATCCAGACGGCCACGTTTGGGCCCCGGGGGTCGTCCAGGGCCCAAGGCCCTTCCCCCGGCACCTGGGCCTGGAAGAGGCGGAGGCCCCGGGAGCGGTCCAGGACCGCCATCCACAGGTAACCCAGGAGGGTCCTGAAGGAGTTGTCCCCGGTCACGCCCATGGCCCGGGGCCCCCGGCTGTAGCGCACCTCCGGGAAGTACCCCTTGCCCCTTTTGCCCGCCTGGACAGGAATCATTGCATCAGGATCTGCACCTTGGCCGGCCCTTCCCCGGCGTCCCGGACTTCCAGAATCTCCAGCGCCCAAGAGAGGTCCAGAGCGGCCGCGGGAAGCAGGTAGTACGGGCCCACCCGTTGGGACCCGGTCTCAAACCACAAGGCCGCCCGGGCATCCCCTATGTTGACCACGTGCCCCCGGGTGGCGGGCTTCCCCAAAAGCCCGGCCACGTCAACCCGCTTGGCCTCCCCAGAAGCCTCCACCTGGGCGACCAGGGGAAGCCGAAGGGGGTCATGGCCCATCAGGGCCCGAGAAGGCCTCCCGTACTCGTAGCCCAAGATGCGCTCAATGGCCTCCAGGGAGGCCTTTATACAGGCCATTTCCGCCCTCACCTCTTCCAGGGCCACCTGGCCCTGGGAGATGAGGCGCTGGATTTCCTCTGGCTTTAGACCCAAGAGTTGGAGCATGTCCTGCCCTCCTTGGGCTCAGGCTGGGGGGCAAGGTCTGACGGCGTCAAGGCCTTGGTGGCCAAAAAGGCCAGCAGAGCCAGGGCCAGGACGTAGACCGTCAGGACGCCCAGGCCCACGCCCACCCCCTGCTTGTAGGCCTCCCAGAGGCTCACCCGGTTCTGGACCACCTCAACCCTTTCGTTCATCGCCAATGCCTACCACCGCGCCAATCAGGGCCAGGATGAGGAGCACCCCTACCCAGATGAGGGCACCCCCCACCACGAAGCCGGCACCGAAGCGAAGGCCGTCAGAAAAGGTCATACTCTACCACCTCCCACACAGGGCGCTGAAGGGTACTCAGCATCGCGCTTCGCCTTTAGCCATTCAATCCAGACACGGCGGCCCTCCTCACCGCTCATGTCTTCTATGGCGATCCCGAGGCGATCGGCGATCTGGCGGTAATACGGGGTGTACACGCCGTGTGGCCACTTGGCCAAATACGCTCCCAGACCGGGGCCAACGTACGGCCTCAATCGTTGAAGCAGCCCAGCCAGTTGCCCCTCCAACGCGGACGGGTTGGCTACAGCCCCGGTGTCCATCATCGCCAACAGAAGGGCCGCCTCTGAGAGGATGTTTTCCGCCTCGTACAACGCCTCAAAGAAGAACTCGGACCGATCCACTTTCTCCATGTATTTCTTTATGTCACTTACGCTGAAAAGGCCCAAGCCCCTTAACTTGGGATCGCTTTTCGGGTTGCACAATCCTTCCACCGACGTTATGTACCCTCTGAGGCCCTTCTTAGATCGCCAACAAAATTTCTTTCCTTCTGAGATCAGGTAGTCCTTCCAGTTGGCCCCCCACTGCTTGACCAACTCCTTTTCGCAGTCGCTCACCGAAACGGGAGGAACGAAATTGGTCCAGTCTACCGAACCTTGGTCGGCCGGCCGCTGACCACTACTCGCACTACCCTGAGGCTGAATCGGAGACTGTGGCGCTTGCACGGGGGGTTGAGGGGGACCAACTGGCCCTCCGCTAGGAGTTATGGGCCCGGGCGGCGCTGCCCCTGTGTCTCTTTGCGTCCCAACGGCTGGCCTACGACGCCCCTGCACCCACGGCCAGACCCCAGCTACCACCAGCGCCACCAACACGTACGGCCACATCATTTTCCCCCCGCTTTTTGCTCCATGCCCATGGCCCGGATACGGGCCAAGGCGGCCTCAATCTGCTTCTGGGCCAGGTCCCGGGGCAGGCCGGGGACCATCTGCTGCAGGGCCTCCATGGCCTCCTGAAACTTGGCCTGGGCGCGGGCCGCGGGGTCGTACTGACTCCCCACCTGCCGCCACTTCTCCTCCGTGGCCAGAACCGCCTGCTCGGCCAGCTTGGGCACGCGCTCGGAAAGCCACTTCTCGTAGTTGGAAAAGAGCATGCGCACCGCCGCCGCGAGCACGGGCCCCACCACGGGGATCGCAGAAAGGAGCCGGGTGATGGCCCCGGCCAAGAGGGCGATGAGCCCCGACGCGAGGAGGGCCTGCACCAGCCAGATCACCCAGGTCTGCCCCGATGGGACAAGGTCAGAACAGGTAAACACCTGCCCCATAGCTCTTCACACCTCCACGGTTTCGGCACTCGCACGGCGTGGGGGCTAACGTACCGTCGTTGCAGGTCACGACCACCTGAGGGCATATCTCGATGTCCGGGATAGCGCGGGAGCGGATGTCCGGGATAGCGGGGGAGGGGGCGGTGGAAGACCCGGCGGTGGAAGACCCGGGGGTGGAAGACCCGGGAGTGGAAGACCCGGCAAGGGCATCCCTCCACCTGGCCACGCCCAACCCCACCACCGCCCCCGCCATGACCGCCACCAAAAGCCAGATGCCTTTCACGCTCACCTCCTAAAGCATTGGTACTACCGGCAGGGGTCTTGGGATTCGCCAGGCGCACAGGCTCGGCGCCACCCGGCAAAGGGTAGCCTGGTCCATCCCCGACAGGCCCGGGAAGAGGTTCCCGCTCCCTTCATCCACGCTGGAGGGCGGGGGGCTGGGCTGAGCCGGCGCGTCCTGGGACGGTTGGGACCCCCCCGCGCCTCCCTTCCCCAGCTGGTAGGCCACGTAAGCCGCCACGCCGAAGCCCACCAAAACCAAAAGCAAGGTTTTACTCTCCATCCTGCACCTCCTTCACTCCCCTCAGCCGAAGGCCTTGGCGCAGGGCCTGGGCCTCCACCGCGTTCACCAGGCGGGAAAGGTAGTAGTTTTGGCGGCGGGCCTGGTCTTCAAGACGTTCTAAACGCTGGCGTAGGTCCGCCATATCGCGGAAGACCATCTTGAGGAAGGCCACAAAGGCCACCGCTCCCAGGCCCATGTCCAGGACGTCCCTCCACTCCATCAGCAGAACACCCCCTCGGCGGCCAACTGATTGAGTTGTTTCTGTAACGCCTGCTTTTGCGCGGCCAAAGAATCGTAGTCGCTCTTCAGCTTCGCGTACTCCCGGGCCGCTTCATCTACCGCCCTGGAGTCAGCAAACTCAAAGAGGTTGCCAGGCCTGGGACCCTCCCCCTTCACGTAGGCCATACAGGCGCTGTAGTTGCCCCAAAGGGCCGGGGAGCAAGCGCCCCAAAGGCACGCCTCCCGCTGCGCATAGCTCCAGCAGTTAGTATCCGCCTTTCCACCCTTGGCCAGCAGGGCGTTCATCTTGGCCTGAAGGTCATCCATGGCGCTTTGCACTTTGGCGATCTGGGCCTTGATGTCAGCGCACAACTGTCCCTTGGTGATGGTGGGGGTAGGCGTGGGATACGGCTGAGGCTGAACGGGAGGCCACGGGTAGGGAGGCGCAGGGGTGGGGCTAGGGGTGGGGCTAGGGGTGGGGCCTGGGTTCACGGGTTGAGCCGCAGGCGGGAGGGCCGGTTGGCTGGAGGGGGGCACCACGGGCTGGGCAGAAGGCAAGGGCACCTGCTTGCGGCTGGGATCCGTCATGCGATAGACCGCATACCCACCCACGCCCGCCAGTGCAACGACCGCAGCGCCCAGGACTACATCGCCGGCATTAGCCATGTTCACCTCCAAAGCAATACGGCCAGGACTAAACCACCCGCCACCACCACCCCGGCCACAGTGATCGCCCGGGCCATCTGAGCGGCCTGGGCAGCGCGAAGGCGAGCCTGCTCTTCGGCCAGCTCCTTTTCCGCCTCAATGGCCTTCAGCTGGGCCTCTATCTGCTTACGCTTTAGTTCGTCCCGGATACGCTCCTCATCGGTATAGATGAAGGAGTCCAGGAGGTTGGCGATGGGGGTGATAAAGTCCAGGGCCATCTCACTCCCTGAGGAGCAGGTAAAGGATCAGCCCGCCGCCAAGGACTAGCCCCCCAATCAAAAGCCAGTTAAGCTGGGCCTTCTCCTTGGCGATGGAAGCCAGGGCCCGGGCCCGCTCTGCTTCCGCCAAGGCCAGGGCCTTTTGCAGCTCTATCTGGGCCTTTTCCTGCTCGGTGAAGATGTAGGGGTCCAGAATGCTGCTCAGATAGCCCAGGCCACCCAGGATCTGCTGCCAAAGGGGAGGGTCTGAGGGGCCCCCGGAGGAGCCAAAGCCCCCCAGGGGCGGGTTGTAGCTATTGGTGATGGAGAAGTCCCCCGAGCCTCCCCCGTCATCCAGGAGCGGATTCGTGTAGAGGGTGTTCTCCACGCTGAACACGCTCACCCCCTTAGAGGCCGCCCCGGTTCTCTATTTCGGCCAAAGAGAGCAGGCGGCCCTTGTCCAGGACGTCCACCCGCCGGGCCAGCGCGGCGATGTGCACGTAGTGCCCCGCCCGGTCATTCCAGACCATGGGCACGGTATTGGTAAAGACCTCCAGGACCAGCCTGGTGCCCGGCACCAGCTCCACCTGCTGGGGCCAGGCGATCATGGTCTCCAGGCTGTTCTGGTCAATGGAGTGGAGGGTGGCAAAGGACTGGTTGAACACGGTAGCGGTGGAGTCATCAATGCCCCCGGCGTCCCTGGCCACCCGGAAGCGCATCTGGCCGTCCCCGTGGGTGTAGTAGATCTCAATGGTCCCGGTGACGCCCGCCGGCTCGGTGAAGGTCACGTTGCCGGTGGCGTAGTCAATGGCGGTGATGGTCAGCCGCTGCCACACGCCGCCCACTTGGGCCCACACGCTGACCTCGGGGTGGTAGGCAGTGGGCAGAGAAGGCTTAGCCTGGGGCGTTTCCACCAGGAAAGGCAGGTTGACCGTACGGGCTCCGGGGGAAGCCAGGTTTTGCCCGGCCACGGTCTTCTGGCCCTTGAAGTACAGCCTGATTCGCTTCTCCCCGTTCATGATGCGGAAGTGGACGGTCTCGGGGGTGCGCATCTGGGCCAGGGCAAACCACTCCCCGGGCCTCCACGCCAGGCCCACAGGATCCAGATCCTCCTCATCAATCCACTGGGAGGACCATCCCGAGGCCTGAATGGCCACGGGGGCGGGCCTCAAAACCTGTTGGGGCTGGGGCTGAGGCTCCTGAACCACCGGGATGTCCCGGAAGATATTCAGGCCCCTACCCAGCCCATCGCGGATGCGGTCCAAAAAGGTCATCCTCACCTCCTACGCCGGGCTGGAGTTGTCCACGCCAATGGGAAGCTCCAGCCTGGTCCTGGGGTCGTTCAGGTTCAGAGTCACGCCGGGATCGGCTTCCACATAGATCTCCAGCATGTCCCCCTCCTTGAGGAGGAACCCCGCGGGAGGGGTGTCGGCCCGCAAAGGGGCCAGGGTCGCCAAGATGTTTTGGTAGAACTTGGCGTCCCGCTGCTGGGCCTCGGAGAGGTCGTAGTAGGAAGCGTACTGAACCTTCCCCAGGAACTCGGGGAAGTCAAAGCCCTTGGTCCTCCGGGCCAGGAAAACGTCCGTAGAGTGGGGCA